CACCAGCAGCATCAAGTTCCCGCTGCTTTTGGATCTCGTCGGCTTCGGCTTCCTGGTCAAGTAGTTCTAATTTTCGCTCATATTGAGCATTGACCAGGCTAATGACATAATATGCAAGCTCGACAGCTTGTTCTTTTATTTTCCTCTTCGCCTCTTTTTCATCTTCCTGGTCTTTCTTCCGCATCTTTTCCTTCTCCTCATATGTTACCTGGTCGATCTTTAAGAGCGTTTTAGCGGTCTTCTCAGCAAGTCCTATTTCTAAAGAATCGAGGGATTCTATTATTTGAATCATTTCCTCACCGTTCTTTTTACGGATTCCGAGCCTGATAATTCCTTTTTGCTCTTCGCTGAAAGCAGCGGCAGCTTCCGATTTTTCAAAAGCCTCAATCTCGTGATCGGCTTGTTCCTTTTCTGATATCAACCCGTATTTTACTTTGATGTCGTATATTTCTTTTTCAAGTTTTTCAGCATTAGTTTTGGCCTGCCCCAGTTCTCGCTTGCGCTCTTCTATTGATATTTTTTTTCTTTCTCCGAGAAAATCCCCCTCAAGTGACTTAATCTGTTTTATATATCCGATTCTATTTCCGAGCATTTCAGCAAGATTAATCTTCATCTGTGCAAGTTCATCAGATGAAATAAGAGCACTGCCCTGAGCCTGTTGAATCCGTAGTTCCAACATAGAAATATTAAACTCGTTTATAGCTTGCGTTGCCTTTACTGTATTAATTTCGCTGGCGTTCATTACTTTATAACGCTGTTTTTCGGCTTCTATATAGTCATCAATCATTGATGTATTGATAGATATAGCGCTGCCATATTCATCCATTTGAGAGATAGCGAACGGTACTTCATCAGCAAGTTGATTTATTACCACATTCATTCGATCTTGCTCATCGGCTGACATTACAGATATACTTTTAAGATCTTTATATTCATCGACCAAGGGCTCTACTTTATCTTGTAAGCGTATCACTTCATCGGCTTGTTCCTCAAACGTATTTGTTAAATCCTCCGTTGGCGTGATAGCATCTCGTAATCCCTTGGCAAGTGGCAAAAACACAGTTGCAAGACCGCCTCCTATTTTTTCCATTATGTCCCCCCAGGCATTACCAAACTGCTTGACTGGTCCTAACCCCACTTCAGCTTCTTTTTTGGCTATCTCGAATCCGTCTGCGAATAATTTATTTGCGATTGCGGCTTGTTCTGTTGCATCTTTGGTTTGGCGTAATGCCGGAACATAGCGATTCAACATTGTGTATTCTCCCTCCGCTGCCAAGGCAACCATTTTCATTGACGTATTCAAATCAATACCAAGAGCTTTGCTAAGTCCTATTGCATCCTTAGTAGCTTGCTTTAAATCATCAACGCCCATAGTCTCCCCAAGCTGCATAATTGACAACGTTGTCTCATCACCTACCGTTGTTATTTTCTGAAGTTCTGAGGCGAATTTTCTATATTGAGGCATCAACTTATCTACATCCTTGCCATTCGATCTTAATGCTGATCCTAATTTATGTACTGCCTGAACCTGGGCATCCCATTTTTTAAATGATTCAGAAAAAAATCCTTTCAAGGCATTAATAGAAAATGCAGCGACTAACATTCCGCCGACTTGCTTTGCCATAGCACCAAGTCCGGCAAGACTATTTTTAAATACGCCCGTCGCTTTCTTAATGTTTGTCATTTGAGTGCCGAGTCTCTTAATCTCTGATCTTAGCTTTTTGGCTTCATTTGTATTCGTCTTACCAGCGGCGGCTAAATCCATATATTTCGACCTTGCAAGTTTTAGCTTATTATTCAAGGCCTGATAAGCCCCTACGAGATTCTTATTCGTTTTTGCCTCTGAAATTGTTTGCTTATTTAGGTTCTGTTTCCTGACTTTTAACTCTGCGATGCTTTTGGCAGTGTTTGAATTTGCGAATTTTAATTGCTCTTGTAATTTCTTTTCCTGGGCAAGTAATTTATTCAGCTCTTTATTATGTGCAGATGCTTTCTTTTTTGTTTCATTTAGTGATTTGTTAGCCTTATCAATATCTGATATTTTACTTGAATCTCCGTACACATCCTTATTTTTAGATGCCGCAACTGCGATCTTTTCAATCGCATTTAAAGTAGTTTTCAGCCCTGCGTTAACGGTTTCGATCTGCTTCTGGACTTTAACTAAATCAAAAACCTCTGATATTTTCCCGGTGTTAGCCATTATCTACTGTATTTATTTGCCGACAATTTCATCTTTTCATGTTCACGTTGCAACATTCGACATTCCTTTTCATATCGATTATGCATTGCAACGAATTCCGTTAAAGTTATATCAGATGCTATTAATCGAAACGACATGAACCGGCTTAGCTCAACCAGTAATTCATCAAAATATTGCTCAGTTACCCTTTCGCCTTCATGTTGTTTCATCATTTCTTCATACTCGTGCCGTTTTTGTTCTATCGTAATCACAATAGTTTTAGATTTTTTTATAATTGTTTCGAGTTCGTCTAGATATTGTTTTCCGGTGTTGGGATCGAGAGAAAATCGATAACCATATTTATGTAATAAATCTACCATTCTTTGAGAATATCGGACAGACAAAACAAGAACGGCGGTTCTGATCGTTAATAACCTTGCCTCCATCATACCGATTTCACGGGCAAGTGAAAGAATCCGCTTATTCGAGATCGATCCCGACAAATCGCAATATTCCATATATAAGTATTCCCAGGCCTGGGCCAGTTGCTGCTGTGTATGCCGTCCACGAATTATAAGCCCGGAATAATCATTATGGACAAGACATTTTATAAAAACATCCAGCGTAACTTGTGTGCAATGGGTTTTGAGATTTGTTAAACGGTAATTGTTGTTTTCGGTATTTTCTGGTTGTTTTGATAAAGCATTAGGTCCTAACCATTTTACACACAATCGAAAAAATAGAGCAAGATAATATGATGTACTATTTATAAATGGCCGTAGAATTAATATATTTTTCATTTTATGTCATGGTCTTAACCCTGTTTTTTTATTCATTGCCAGAAAAAAATCAGGCATTAATACTTCGGTCGAAAATATTTGCCAATTTTTACTAGTCAAGCCAAAAATATCCGATCCATATTTTGATTCGAGTTTGGATGATTTAAAGTCCGACGATTTGATATCTATATTTTCTCCCGATAATTTCATCTCCAACCCTTTATAAAAATCACCCGACAATTTCAAGTCAACATTGCCCTCTCCTGCTTCTGAACTTATGAATGAGAATTTATAGGCAGCGTAATTATCGGACAAATATTCTCCAATTCCCTCATTATTCCTTTTTTTGCCCTTTAACATTTGCGCCTGATTAAGAGTTATAATGTGTTTTTCGTTTTGAACAAAAAGCGCCTGTACTTCTCTTTTCAAGTCAAATGCGGAAAGATTTTCGATCATATCAACTACTGTCGGCATCTCTTATATCGTCCTCCTTTTTTTCTTCTTGTGGGATTAATTTTTTGGCTGCACGGTAAACTACTTTCAATGATTGTTTACGTTCTTTTTCGTCGAGCTCCTGATATGCAATCTTGTCATATTTTTTAACAAAATCCATCTCGGAGCCACACGCAAGGACGGACGGAGCATACCACCCCGTCGATCCTTGTTTTATGGTTTTACCTTTCATAGAATTGATTAAGAGAATGTATGTTCCAGAGAATCGCTCTCATACGCATTGTCAGGAGAGCCGCCAATGCCAAGACCTGCTAACGTTGCCGGGTCTTCCAGTTGGAGGACATGATCACCCGTCGGCGTTGTGAAAGTTAAAGTGAATGCACTGTTCACAGCATCTACAGCAACAGTATCGGCAACAACTTCAACGCCGTCCTTAGTTACATACCATGCGTCGGGATCGGCTAACTCGGTCGAGTATTGGTTGTACAGATTCACCTTACCGTAAAGCGTTTGTACTTTGACGACCCAGGTTGTCGATGTGGTTGAAACTTCAATCAATTCGATATCGAGGATTCCCGGCACATCAACTTCTATATCTGTGGCAGCGTCTATAAATACGATGTCATCGTTAAGCTCAGAAGCCTTTGCCATTGAAAATTCAATAGTGTACATCGTTGAATTTGATCCATCGGCGATCTTCCAGGGTTTCGTATGTACGTATTCAAGCGTAAAGCCTCGCATCGTTCCCGATCCTGCATCAACACCATAGACCCTGTTGTTTTTATCGACAAACAAAACAGTACGGTCATCTGCATGATTAAACTTGCGGAGTGATTTATTGTACATCATACCGCCTTTTGTAAATCGGAAAGTCCAGTTATATTTCCCGTCTCTCGTTACTTCGGTTGAACCGTAACCAAGTGTAGTTTTAACGATGTCTTCGGAATTATCAGTAATTTCCTCGAAACGGAATATAGGATAGATTCTATCTTCAGGATGCTCGTCCATTGATAGCGTTTGCAATTCAGTGATGAATGCCGAAGCTGTTAAAACGTTTGCAGCCGAAAATACCTGATCACTGGGCAGCAGTATTGCGCCCACGATTTCTTTCGGATCGATAATACACGTAGGGATTCCGGTATTCCCGTTTCTATCTGTGCATATCGGAGAATTTAATACAGTCATAACTATTTGTTTTTATGTTTTACTCATTATTTTTGATGGGACACAAGGTTGTTTCATAACATCCAACTCAAGGTCATTAATTTCAATGGCGTCAATGGCATCACCGAACATATTTCCCGTGTCGCCATATAATCCGCTTTTTCCCCAATAAAGCCGATCTGTCTTCTTATGCTTCGGTGGAATCTCGGTCGAAGATTGATCAAAATAACCACTCCGGACAATCGAAGGGATCAACAATTCGTACAACGGTTGAAGGATAGCGTCAAAGTTAATAGTATAACGCTCTGCGGCCTTATATTCCGGCTGTGTGATTGTCGCCAAAATCAAAGTGAACTTACAACGGGATTCTATATCATAACGGATTCCTTTCTCCTCTGTGAAATCTTGAAATAATGCAATCAACGGGTATTTTAAATCAGATTTAACCTGTGCCTTAGTCATCTCTTGCAATGACTTCACTATTTCAAGAGGATGTCCATGTTGATAATGAACCGCCGACCCATAATCGGTTGCTACATCAGCTACAATGTATTGAAACATCTCAACTATTTTTTCTGTCGCTGTCAGCATTTTACACGTTCATTTGATTAATCTTTGGGAATGAATCGGCGTTACCTGCGACCCAGGTAGTATAGGTTGCAATGTTATCATCGAGCCATTCCCAAAGATCGTCAATCATGTCGACCATCTTATTATATGCCTGAACCATCTTCGATAAATTGCTGGCTGCTTCTGCATTCTCAAATTTCGCTTTAGCCTCACCACTGAACATTGTCACAGACTGATTGTTCCGCATGTAATGATAGTAAACATAGTTAGCGGAAGGTGAAATATAAAGCGTATAAGAATCATCACCGATTGTTTGTGTTTCGGTTGTATAGATTTGATCATAAAGGTCAGTCCATTTTGATTCTTCGGCTTCAACTCCGGCAACAAACTCATCATAAAAATCATCACCCAGCAAACGCTTCAAAAATTCTTTTTCATACTTCAAAATGAAGTTCATCAGATTTGTGAAGTTTGCAACTTCGGGATTAGTGGTACCTGTGATGTTCGGAATCTCAAGCTCGCCAACAAAATATGATGATGTCAGATACATATATTATGTTGATTTATCGACTTTCTTTGCTGGTTTCACGGGATCAACAATATATCCTTTTGCTACGAGTTTTGGGATTGTATGTTCGCAAACATAGCGTTCACGCACTTTACTACCCCCAGACCTCATTGCAGGATGTTTGTCTGTCGCAATTACTTTGACCTTTTTTCGTGGATCAATAGCAATTCCTTTTTTTCCGTCTTTCGTTGTTACAAATTTTGGCATAATTTATATGTTTAATGGTTAGAGTTTTATACAACCTCGATCAATGCCTTGATGTCGTCGAATGCATCGTAAAGAAATGCAGTTGTGTCATTGTCTTTGATGTAATGATGTAACCGCATTGCGCCACGAACGGTAAGAAGCCGTTTGGTAAATTCACCTGTCAAATTATATCCTACAGCCAGTTCGATGTCTTGTAGAATTTTGATGTTTGACTTCATTTTGTTGCCGACTAACAGATATCCGGCGGTAACAAATGTTGTTGTGGAAATCGGAATACCTTCAAACGACTTTCCGTCCGGTGATAGTGATGGGTGTAGGGTATAATGACCATCTGATCCTTTTGACCCAAGAGCATTTGTATAATCAGTGGGGTGCATCAGAATCATGTCTGGTTCTTCAAACCCTACTGTCCGAACGTTTGCAAGAGCGGCGGCAATGATATCCCATTTAGTCGGCGTCACTACCTGAATGTCGGTAGCTGAAAAAGCAGCGGAGCTATAAACGGTGATACCTTTCAAATGTGAAGTTGTACCCACGCCCGTCAGTATTTCAGTATCGGCAGCTTTTTTGATCATATAGACCAGTTCTTTATCAATCTCGGCAGCCATAAAATCGACATCATCAATCATATTTTCATGTACTGTAATGAAACCACCAACATCTTTTGCAGTTGATGTTGCTACCTCGAGATCAAAATCAATTTGTGCAAACGCTTCGGTATCCAGAACAAATACAACTGTTCCATCCTGATTCTTCTTTTCAACAAAATCAATGGATTTAGAAGTAGTCGGAGATGTACCAATTATATCCATAATAAACTGACGCTCGACGGGAACATCATTTAATCCGGTTTCACGTACAGCCTGTGGGATTGTCCCGGCAACAATGTTTGTCGAGTTTAAAATGTTCCCTGCTGTTTTAAATTGGATTTTCAATTCAGTCCCACGGGACAGATCTTTAAATGCATCAGGGTTTTTCTTATGCCATTCTTTATACAGTTGCCCTATAGACTTGAAGCGATCCCCAAATGATTCGTTTTCTTCAAGTTTTTTCAGCGCAAGGCCTTGCTCCTTCATAGCATCTTCGATAGCTTTGAATTTTGCTTCGCTATCAAGTTCTTTTTTAAACTTGACCATTAATTCCGAAATTTGCTTCTCAACATCTTCCTCCGTGATTGATGCTTCTTCAGCAGGTGAAATCGCATCAATTTTTTCATTAATTGCTGCAAACTCTGCGATCATTGCATCAACCATCGCTTGTTCATTTTCGGAAAGTTCAATACCTTCCGGTAATGTGAATTCTTTCTTTTTCATTGTGTCTGATTTTTTAATATTTGCGATTAAGTTGATTAAAATAGCTGGAAATATGCTTTAACTCTCACTGTCCCGGTTGCATAATGCTGAACCTGCATACGCATATATTTCCATGTCATTTGTACAGTCGGAACCCAAAGGAAGCCGCCGTCTGTTGTACCAAAAGAAGCTTCTTTCCAGGTAGTCGGAGAGTCGGAAGTGTATAAAATATAAGTGCTTCCGAGCGTGTAATACGTAGAATTATCCAACGATCCCTGCCAACGTACATGTGTTGAATCGCTCGACCCGGTTATATGATCTACATAAACCTGGGCGGCGCAATAATGCGGATTACTGAATGTGATTGGCGTCGCCCCCCCAACAGGATAGTTAACAGTTTCAGCGTTGGTAAGAGTATCCGCGTAATTTGTTACCGTGTAAACTCGTTGCGACTGGGCCCCGAAGGCAATCAGCACGAACGAGGTTAGTAACATGATGAATTTTTTCATTGCTTTTGTTTTATGGTTTGTGATTTAATGACTTGCGCCAACAGTTCCCATCTAATCTGATTAATTTGCGGCTTGCCGCCCGGCTTCATAGTGGACTTCACGTCCGGCTTTGAAGTGTGTTCGACAAGTGCGATCAATTTCGATAGTATCCGGCGTATGTCATATTGCGATTTATATTCAATTCCTTTCAAATGTTTTTCGAGGTCGTGCATCGTTTCAGTGACAATATCCTCAAGTTCTTTGCCCCGGATTTCAAGGATAGGAGTGTTTTCATTCACGCCTATCGTTACTACCGACCCCTCCCATAAATTCAGTTCTTTAACTATAAATGCATCGTCGTCGTAAGAATAATCCATTTTATCCCAGACGTATTCGAACCCGATTGAATGCTGATTCAATGTTCCGTTCTTCATCTGGATTAGCGTTTCATCTCCAAGCGGTGTCTCGTCGATACGACCAATAGCTTCCAGTCCCCTGTCTGATTCCCATAATTCCTTGAAAGTGCCTAGCGGCATACGCATGTCGTGAAATTTCAGGTAAGCAATCTTTCGGGGAGTGTTCGATCCGACTCCACGTTCTGCCAGTGATTTTGCAAATGCACCTTTTTGTACGATGTCTCTATCGTCATCTTTATTTCCAAAAGAATTCAATATCATGTAAACTTCCCGCTTCGGCTCATCCAGCTCCTTAGTGGTGAATCCCTCGCCGCCTTTGAAATAAATCGGGCGTATACCTTTTTTCAACTTTATATCGTTTCGATTCATGATTGTGGCGTTGTTAATGAAAATGTCTGTTGGGACGACTCGGTTTCTGCATATGTTGTTCCGAGTGGCGTATCTGCATTGAATCCATATTCGGTTGTAAATTGCTCAAGGAACATTCGGGCCTCTTCCATTGTGATTAGCTTTTTTTCGTATAATACGGTGATTGAATCTGTGATTGATTTGATCCCGTCAGCTTCTTCTTTTTTCGACTTCTGAAATACCTCCAGGTGATCAAAATAGATTTTGAATTTCAACCCCGTTCCCTTTAACAGCCAATTTGTAAATGCTTCTGCAAATACCGTTGATTCGGGAATGATAGCATCCTGATATAGTGACTTCTTCGCCTCCAACACATTCTGGTATGTCTTCTTTGACCCGGTTGCACCAAGCAGATCGGGAGGCACGTCGTAGGCATCTGCTATCTGTATTGTTGCATCTTCGGTCTCTTCAAACAGCATCAGGTCCTTTGTCGGGAATGTCATCGACTGCCACTTTAAAGAAGCGTTGGTTATAATGACCTGCGATTGAGTAGATGAAAGTCCATATTTTTGAAACTGAGTCTGAATTGTATCTTTCTCTTTTTGCTCTATTGGCAGCAACCCTGCAACATCTTTACCCTCATTCGACAAAATGCCAATAGCACCACGGCGTACCATCATCACATTACGAGCCTCCATTGCTGCATGAAGATTCCATACAGCCCATTTTAGAGGATACAGTCGGGATTGACCGTTAAACAATTCATCATTGTTTGTAGTTACGGGTATTGATAAATCACGTATCCGGATTAGTTGTGAAGGCAGCACCGTCATCTTCATTCCCTGCTGATTGTTTATAACATATCCGGCAATGATCTCTTCAATCTTCGATTGTTGAAAAAACCTCCCTGTCTTTTTGACTGTGATCATCCAGTTTGGAATGATCCATAATGCTTCGGTGTCTTTTCGAAACATACCGACAGGCACTAATGGCATGACATAGCACTCCCCAAATACCTGTGTCAAAATTTTCATTTGTGAATTAAAGTCCGCCCATGACTGAATCGGATTTGGTGTCTTCATCAACCGTTCAATGTTTGGCAATACGTTAATCGCCTTGTTTCCTTCATCATCCTCGATCTGCCACAACCCGTTGATATGGGCTCTCACTTTTTTATTAATAACCGTATTGACCGCATGTGAGTAGTTGTAGGCGTATGCCTGACCTTCAAGAGTAGTTGTATCCTTCAGATTTGAACTTCCTGACGTTAACAATTCATAAAAATATTCAGATCCTCGTTTAATCACAGTAGTTCCCTGACGAGTTGCTTTTACTGAAACAAATGGAAATGATTTCTTAAATTGAAAATATGGCATAACAAACAAATCAATTCAATTTGCAAATATATAAACAAAAATGAAAAATTGTTCAACTTTTTTTAAACAATCATTTTTATCTCCATTATCACTTTCATTATCATTATCACTTTCATTATCATTATCATAATAGTTAACTAAGTATTAACTAACAGTATGTTAACTGTTAGTTAAGTCTTAATTAACTGTTTATTTTTAATAATATGAATATCAGTATATTAAGTGATTTGAATATTTAATTAAGTTCTAAATTCGCTCATCACGGCATATCTTGTCGCATCCAAAAAGTGATCATGATCCTTGACCGGTTCTTCTAATCGGATGCCGTTTATTTCTCTCCATTTGTAATTCTCAAGTTCCTTTCGTAGATCGGGATCATGAACAAAATGTAGTTTAAAACTGTTAACAAGTCCGATACCATAGGTGATTGAGCCGGGAAATTTCTTTACCGCAAGCGCCTTCAATCCCATTCGCCGGAGGTCTGCAATCATACCAGGATCGGCGGAATCACACCATATATGACCATCACCAATACTGAGGCGCATAGGCTCATATAATTCCTTAGCATTTGGTGTTGGCAAATAATACATGCATTGCACGTATAAGTTGTTACCATTCCTGCCAACTTTTGATATAGCAGTCGGTGCAGTTGATCCAAAATCACATCCAAATGCAATTTGTTCAATATCTTTAGGAAATTCATCAATCCAGGTATATGAATTATATACAAGACCTTGCGGAGATGCACGAAGTCCAAGACCATAGACCTTCCACATGTAATCGTCAGCCGTCCCGGCTTCTATGTTTTCAGGAGTAGGTTTGTATGATAAAATTTTTCGTTTTTCCCAGATAGATACTTTCGGATTGTCAAGTATAGTTGAATGACAAAATGATACATCTGGCCTTTTAGCAAGATCAAAAACCCAGTGATCTGATACTTTAGGATTGAAATCTCCCCACCAAAACCGCCTGCATCTCATTTCAAGCTGATCAAATATGGGATGTTTAATATCAAGCATTTCGTTGATCCAGAAAAAATCACATCCCGCCCCGTGAAACTTAGACGGCTGGTCAGCACCGATGAAGTATATTTTATTGCCAAATATCTCGAATTGAGGAATATCCTTCACGGTTGCCATTGGTGATTCAATTCCATGCATCGGCATTCGGACATTGAAATCATTATATAAAGTTGTTTTGAAACTATTGTAGGTTTCTTTGATCAAATAAATAACCAGATTATGAACACCCGGAACGGTGCATAAAGCTATAACGAAATCAATAGATGAAAATGTCTTACCTGATCTCGACGCTCCCTCAAGAATTGCTCCCCTTTGCTTCTGCTTCAGGGTATTCATCAAGTGTAGGAGATTCTTGTTGTATTGCGGATGTGACATCAGAAGGATTTAATCCACTGAATGGAAATTTTTTATTAATCATTTGTTGCATCTGTTCGGCATTAATAGTACCAGTAAGGTTTACTGATTGAATAGATGGGAGCATTTTATTAAACAATGCCGACATGAACTTAAGTCGTATTTCCGGATCAACCGTTTCCCAGTCTTCTTTGAATTTACCGTTTAGGTATTCAAACGAAAGGTTGTTTGCAAGTTCACGTAATTTATCGATTGCCGAATTGGTAGTACCTTTTGGCCTGCCTTTTGGGTTTAGAACTTCACCTTTTTGAATTCCTCTTTTACCTTTCACGTCTTATTGTTATTTATATTTATTAAAAATAAGCATGTAAAGGTACAAAAAAAATCTAAAAAGGTGCTGATTTATTTTTTAACATTTATTTTTTTTTCTATTAACAGATTAAATTATCCGGTATATAAATTTTAGATTCATTTAGTATATTTTCAATTTTTTTCCGATATTCTTTGTCGGTTTGATATAGGTTGATGACTATTTTAATTGAATGAATGACCGAATGTTGATCACGGGATATTACCAGTCCGATTTGCTTTAATGTCATTTTTGTACCAAACTTTAGAACAAAAGCGATTACCTGTCTGGGTTCGACATACTCTCGCTTCCTTGACCTTGAAAAGACTTTTTCCTTGGGTTCGCCCCATTTTTCAAGCACTAGCTTTATTAATTTTTCAGGGTCATTTATCGCTTCCTGTTTTAGAAACGATGCAATTATGCATATCTTTCATATCTCCTTTGTTTTATTTTTTCAATGATTTTTGGGTAACTGCCATGCCGTTCCCAGATCTCAAACTTATATATCCGCTCTCCTGTCCATTTGTCGAACAAAATCCATCCTCGCAATGCTATCGAAAGTCTGGCATAAGGCGTATATGGAATAGATTTTTTTTTCCATGATGAAGACATTGGATCTTTGCTTTTCATGGTTTTTTAATGATAAAGGTAATAAACATTGTTCCGTTTTTCGACTGACTATTATCAATCCTAACTTCTTTTAATCGATTATCTCTTAGCGCTTCATTTATAATTTTTGCCGGGTCTTGAGGCTCCCTGATCGGTTCGGTTAGTTGTTCATTCATTTTTTAAATATTTTTTGATGAAATCTGCAAGTCTTTTTATCATTTATTTACAACATTTGTTGTTATTTATTTCTATTCTAAACAAGAACGCAAAGTAAAAACGGGCGGTAACACCGCATAAAACCAATAAAGGTTTCAGTGGGTAATTTCGGCATCGTAGCCCGTTCAAAGTTCGTTGTATCTTGATAGTTCATCGCTCGCATTCCTTTACTGGTCTTATGCAAACCGTTGTGTGCAAGTGCTACCATAGTGCTATTTGACGAGTTTCTTCTTCAAACCGTTTGCAAGCCTTTTGGTAATACTCATCATCAATCTCGTAAGCCATGAGCCTTCGTTTCATATCGTGGCAGGCTATGGCGATACTTCCACTTCCTAAATGAGTATCAAGTATTAAATCGCCCTCGCTCGTATATTTTTTTAGTAAGTGCTTATACAAATGCACAGGCTTTTGGGTTGGGTGTATCCTAATCTCTTTATCTTTCATATTATGCTGTAACATACCGTGCCAAGTTACTTTTATGTAATCCACCCCAACGCCTGTGCTTCGGTATGCTATCTCACCTTTGCTTTTAGTATAATCTTCAGGAACTTCTTTATCCCAAAAAATACGCCCACCGCACAATCTCGGATCTGCAAAGTAGTTCACCCCCCAAACAATTTGATTTTTACTAACCCTAAAAAGCTCGTCCCAAAATTCAGTAGTTGGCACACCTAAATCCCAATCCTTTTTGGTGTAGTCTTTTGTTTTAGTTGCAGCCTTTGATGAGCTTTTTTTACCAAATCTACTATCATTAGCAACATCAATCCCATAAGGTGGGTCAATAATAGCCCAATCAAATTGTTTGTCGCCATAGCTTCGTAAGGCTTGCAAACTATCTCCGTGTATCAATTCAATTCCATTCTTTGAAACCGCACCAGACACACAACACGTGCTATAAGCAATAGCGGGGTTAGTGCTATCCGAAAGTTTCTGCTGTTTATTATCGTTTGTCATAATCTGAAAGTTTATCGTTTTTAATCCGCTACTGCTCATAGCACCATACGTTAGTGGCAACCTTACGGAAGCACCTCAATAGGTTGTACACACCAGTCGGGTATCGTAAATAATTTTGATTCAAGCCATGTGTGCTACCGCTTACCGTAATACTCACAATTCCTTGCAGCTTCCATTGCCTTTAATCCATCACCGGTTTTTCGGTGTTCGGGTAATTTTTTCCACATATTCTCAATGCTTCGCATATCTGAAACATCGCTCGGAAATCTCTGATATTCAAGTGGCTCTAATCCGTAGGCAATAGATACTATACTATTTGAAGATAAGCCTGTTTCCCGATCTCCCATGAATGATATTGCCCCTGCTTTTAACTGTCTTTCAGCAAGAAATTCAATGTCTTTTTTTAATTGTTCGTTTGTCATATATGCCGTTATAACGTCAATAGGAGTCGGCTCACTCCATCTGTTTTTGTTCCAATATACATAATAGAACTTACTATCAAATTCAAAAACAAATGACAATCCAAAAGGTTTTACTTTATTGCGCAATCCCAGGATTTCCATATATTTTTCATATAGTTTATTTTTTATCATATCTAAAATCATTTATATTTGGTTGGTATCCAAATTCTTTGCTGTGTCTGCTTAACTTCTATCCAAACTATTCTGTGTGTTGTTCTAATCCACATAATTCATTTTATAATTATCACAAATCTATCACTCTTTTTATTAAGGTCAGTCCATACTCCGTAAAGGATTCCTTCAATCCGAACAACAATACCGGAACAGTATTGTTTGCCATTATTTGAAATTCGACCTTCATTTATAACCGCCCGTACTAAGTCTATTGCATCCAGATCGCTTAGTTCTGTCCTGTTGTCTATTATTAATTTGTTTGCCATATTTAAAGTTTATTTTAAATAAAGCCGTAACTCATAACGACCTATTGCTACTTTCCAACCAACCTTCTCAACTCCACGCATTACTTGAAATCGGATCCATTTTCCGCCTATCAGGTATTTTCTATCCACTATTTTTATTGTCATGACTTAACGGGATACGTGCTTAATTTTTTCTTGTTTTTCTTGCATTGGTCTGTTATCGTCCCTTATTATTTTCTGAATAATACTATTAGCAAAGTCAGCCATTAAATCAGCAAGCTCATAACTCTCTTTGTTGGTCCTATCCGTAATTATTGGATGATTCCATATATCTTTATTATCACCAAGCCAGTCCTCCGCATCAAATCTTTCGATAGGCAACGAAACGCCAACAGCAGCTATATTTAATGCTTGCCGAATGGCCTTAATTGAACAATCGTAGTAATCAGAAAATCCATGTTCAAAATCCCGAAGCTTATTTTCCCAATCATCCCCAAATTCATCCTTAAATACTTTTTCAATAATTTTGTGTGGTTTCATTTAATTTTTGTTTATAATTTTCGCAACAAACATAGCTGCATCCCGTTAGCATTAATACTAACTATTTGTTCTTATTTCAGAAAAATGTTTTCTCTCCCATTTCCTTATCAATCTCATTACTTGTTGATATTCTTTTACATCTACTATTTCAGATGTTTCTGGGATTAGTTCTCGAAGTACATTTTTTGCACTTGAAATTATCCCTAAATCTTTTGTTTTAATGTATTCGTTTTCAGTCATTTTATTAAGCTTTAATTAACGAAATTTCATATTCCCCGTATTTACTTCTTCCGTTATAAATCATTTTGCACTCCCATTTCACAGGAGCTATCCCGAACCTGCCGTTACGTAGGTCGTTCATTCTGGCAGCCAGTCGCCAACAACCGTACAATCTTCTGGCTTGTTCTTGATTAATTGTATAACCGTTGTTCAGATGACGGGCAATTAAACGACATTGGCTTTCAATTACCATTTGTTCGGTTGTTTCCATGTCTTTATGGTTTTTTATGTTTTTCTGATATTATCTGTGGTACTGTTGTTTTCCATTTAATCAGGTGATGGATTCTCGGGTTTGTGGTATTCATCATAGAAACCTTAACCGACGACGGAGACATCATTACGGTAGTAAAAGCCTTACAGTAAGTGCCGTAGCGGTGGTACATATCCGTTATGCCGCTATTGTTACTCTGGGTTGCGGTTTGTGTCAAACTAATCATAGGGATAGTGCCAAACAATACCCCTCTGTTGCCGAGCGTAGTGTATGTATTAACGTCTTCGTTCATAGCTCCTACGAATTGAAATGGCCTATCAGTGGAGCAAATAAAGGAGTTCATACACTTACGGATTAATGGCCTATTAATAACATACGTATTCTGAACACCGCCAATAAAATCACCGCCTTGTGCAAATGCAATACTACGAAAGCTTGTATTTTGTATAAATTCAATATATTTTTTTAACACAAAATCAAGATTTGTAATTTTATGTACTTTTAATTTTGCCCCATCTTTACTCTTATATCTCCATTCAAATGATGTATAATCGTCATCGAGCTGGATGAAATAAGTAACACCTATCTCTCTGGCTATCTGAAAACAAGCATTACGGGCGTGGGTGATAGTACGTCGCTCGTCGAAGTTATTGCCTTCGTCTACCTGGTCCGCCATAGCTTTTTTATCGAATACCTTTACGGCTTTCTCTCCGAAGTTCATGATATATTGATCCACGGTACGGTCTTCGTTATCTACGATAAAATAAATCATTCCAGTATAACCACTTTGTTTAAGTGTTGCGATGGTTTTTACATTATTCGGCCGCCCATGAGTTAGGATAAATACAGCAAAATCTTTATTCTCCATATTCTTCTAGGTATTGGTTGCGGATTTCATCGCATAATTGAACATATCCGAACTCGATTGCCTTCTCGAAATCAATAATTACCAGGGCAGACCGTTCCATTAAGTTTTGCATCTCTTTATCCGAGTGAGCGTAGTAATCAGCTATCCGTTCTTAATGAAATACTAAGTGGCGCTGTGCTGCATATCGTAAAAATTGTTTTTCATCCTCACATAGTCCTGATGCTTCAATTTCTCTCAGAATTCGATTTGTCTTTTCTTTATTACATAGCTCGCCAAGATATGGCTTCCTATTCTTTGGCTCATAGATAGGGGATTCGATCTTAGACGTGTATTTACCCTCCTGCTTTGGCTCGAACTCTGCTCCGAATAGATTTATTTGCTTCATTTCTCAATCCATTTAATTTGACCGTCGATTTCTATTTCCTTAAACTTTTACCGGAGAACGGAACAACCTTGCAAAGTCTGTTAATTCGATCAACGATCCGCTCTCCGTATTTAGCAGTTAGTTCTGCTTTATCCAGATTCGAGGATAGGATCAGTAGTTTCATTTTATCCTCGCACTCGCTTATGATGTTGATAACGGGGTAGTCGGTCGTTCCGAAGTCTTTAACTGATAACGATTCCTGGCCGATGTCGTCGATAACATAAGCCCATTGTTTAACGTAATCAGTATATCTGTAAAGATTACGGGCGGCTACCGGAGTTAATACCTTATTGTGATATATCTGAAACAAAATAGGTATAACGGAATTAACTATAACGCTTTTACCTCGGCCGTACGAGCCAGTTAAAAACAATCCTTTGCCTTCGTTATTCAAAAGCCAATCGATTACTTGCTTGTATTCAGGTAGGTTGATAAATTTATCAAATGTCCGATCTGCTCCAACAAAAGTCTGAATAAAATCATTTTCTAAATCATTACGATCTGCGTCGATTTTAAAGATAGCTTGTTTTCTAACTTGAATCCTGCCCGATGCAAGTATCTCGTTTATCTGTTCAGCTTTCATATTTAAAGTTTTCTTTATTCCCGATTACTACTCCGACCTCAGTGCTGTTGCGTTGGATCAACTCATCGTTCCAGGATTTATTGTTTAAAAATGATTCTGCGTTCTTACGGTATTTCTTATCAGGCTGCGAAGCGATATATTTAGGGACATATTCCATTATCGCATGTTGATCTTTCAGCGACAATGCATCCCATTTTTTTTCGAGCTTAGTTTTATCTCCAACTTTTTTATTATAACTATCCCAGAATTGATCAAAAGGTAGTTTTTCTTCTTTCACTTCAGGCTCATTACCATTACCATTACCATTACCATTACCACTTTCATTATCATAACCCTTTACAAAGGGTTTATTAACTGTTAATTTTTCTTCATCAAAAAGGTTATATTTTTTTAGAATTTCGATAGCACTATATTGTTGTCGTACTTTTGAGTTTGGGAAGTTAGGGTATTGAAAATCAATGTATTTTGGAATAAAATATATATTTTCTTTAACAGTTATTAAACGGCTTGCTAACTGTTTAATCGTGGTTTCGATATTTTTGATTCCTGTTTGAACCGTCGCAAGTTTGATGTTTATTTCAATGATTCCCGCATGATTACATTTTGTGATGAAATAAATCCAGAGAAGTTTCCCACTAGCGGATAAATCCATAAACCAGGCATCATCAAATAAATTCGTATCGATAAATCTTTTACTCATAATAAAAACGGCTACGAGCCTTGCAGTATGCTAACCTCAAAGCCATGATGCGAAAAGGGACTGCAAGACCGTAGCCTTATTTTTGAATGTGTTTGATTCGATTTATCCATGTCTTTAAAATTAGCATAAAATAAATATACACAACTTTCGACGAAAGTTAATAATTGTTAATAACTTTTATTTTTCCGATCGATCTCAATAGCTTCATCCATCTCATCGTAAGCCAGATGACAAATGTCACGAAACGGGATCAACTCCGGAAGGTTGCCAATATATCTAACCCGACAATATTTTTCATCTTTTTCGATAATCTCGACATATATCCTTTCGTCTGTCGTTTCGCTCCATACCCAGATTTTGGCATATTCGCCGACCTTAAATTGGTTTTTTCTTTTGGATGAATTTTTCATAATGTTAAAACCTTTGACTTAAAACTTTTTCAATTAATTTATCCCTCACAACGACGGCGGCAACGAGCCGCTCTGCCATGAGATCAAACTCGCTTTGATTTTTCACGATCTCAATAGCCGCCAGCCGTTGTTCAGGTTTAAACATTGGATGAAAGGAAACAAAATCCCAGACATCATATCCGCAAAACATCATCGAGGACATAACCTGGAAATAATACTGCGGTTTGCATTTCTTAAATTCCGCATTAGATGATATTAAAAGAGTGTCCATGTGATTGCGAAGCATGTAAGGACACTTCAATTCAATGCCCCGGCTTTGGCCTTTAATCAAGCCGTCGGGAGAACAACCACAATTGGTGTTTTCTGGCCAGAGAACAAAACCGACTTCCTCTATCACCTCGTTGAAAATTGCCCCGTAATGAGCTAATCCAATAGGCTCATATTCCAGACCCCAACGGATTTCAACAGATGTCAGCGGTTGCGATTCTGTTGAGAACGTTTCCGCTACTTTCTCCAGGATATATGACTGAGCTGTTTGTGGCCAGTCTTTCAACTCCTTTCCAAATGATTTACCCATCAATTTGAAAATTTCAGAGGCTGTGAATCTACCTCGTCTAAGTTCTAACCAATCCTGGGAGCGCTGTTTAACTTTTTCGGTGTTCATCGATTTATGCCTATTTATCTTTAAGTTCGTCCGGTACGTCGATTGCGTCGCCGGGATCTAGTTCAATTTCTTCCTGTTTCGGCTGTGTTTTCCGTTTGGCCTTGACTTCCGGTTCAACGTGAACCTTGTCAGGCTCCTCATTTTCGGTTGCATCGGTCGAAGTCGAATCAAGATAGTTAGCATCTATAATCTCCAATTCTTCATCGACTTCGATAGCTGCCTGATCCTGTGTTACTGCAGCCTGCATTTCAACAGACAGGGGAGCATAGCGTGAAAGCAAAAGTTTCAATACTGTTTTCCGGGCCATTGCTTCAAAATTAATTTTCCATGCTCCATTTTGGTGGTTATAGGTTTTTGAAAACTTCATGCCGTGATTCTTGATCTGGCTGGTGCTCATGTACAATGCCTTCTCGAATCCGTTGAGAAGCGAGAAATATGCAGCATATCCTACAACGGTATCGGATTTTTTTTCTCCCGTGAAATCAAACTCGCCTGTCAAACGGTTCACATTCTGCATTTCACCTTCGTAGATTTCCGTTACGTTCACGGTCTTGAATTGACCCGTTCTCAAAGCAAGCTGTATTAAACCCTTCGCCATAATTTGGAATTGAGCTTGTCTGCCGTATGGAATTATAGCAGCGAAGCCTAACGTCGGAGTTATCTGAAGGTTCAGCGAGGCAGCTGCGATTGCGGCGGATAGAACCGATTTGGGTTCACATTCGATGAGCTTTGAATTTGTTGCAAGGGTTGTTACTGAAGAAATAAATGCAGGAGCATTTTTCCCCAGGATTTCGGCAAACTTTGATTTTACCATTTCATTTGACATCAATCCTTTAATGTCGTTTGACTTTTGTAGTTGGTTTTCCATTTTATTTATTGGGTTTAAATGAGGTACATTCGATAATTGATTTTGTCATTCCATATTCCAAAAATTGACAGGTAGAAGCATAAAAGCATGAACAACAACGTTCTCTATGTTGATCGGTTATTCTCCCTGCTTCTACGCTTTTCGTTTGCATACCTTTAGGATGTTCGTGACCAAGATACGTGCGCAATAGAGATTGGATATAGTCCGACGGCTCATGTATAAAGTGGCCTTCGTTTCGTTCCATTTGGGTGTCGAGATAACCTCTCAAAGTCATCAAGGCAACGGAGACGGAAATCTCGTTCGGGTCTTTGTACCGCTCTTTGAACATTAGCCAAAGTTGATGGATTGTTTTTTTGTTGCCCATCACTTCAACCCTTTTTGAACAATGTATAACTCAATGGCTTCCTGAACCATTTGAGTAATCGATTTTCCTACAGCGTTCCGCCGTAGGACTTTGTGATTCTTTTCGTCTATAAACGCTACAAGACGGTAGCGTTTATTTTGATATTGTTTTGGTCGTGCCATTATTTTAATAGTTTTAATCCGTTTTTTATTATTTTTAATTTCAGGTCATCAAAAGCATAAGCAGCAGAAGCAGTAGCAGAAGCAGCCCGAGCAGCCCGAGCAGCATCAGAAGCAGCAACAACAGCAGCAACAGCAGCATCAGCAACAACAACAGCATCAGAATCAGCATCAGCAGCAGCATAAGCAGAATCAGCAACATCAGAATCGGCATAAGCAGAATCAACAGCAGCAGCAACAACAACAACAGCAGCATGAGCAGCAGCAGCAAAAACCTTTGTTTTTCTAGATGGATTTTTCAAATATGCCTTTGCAGCTTCGATGGCTTTTCTTGGCCTCGAATCATCTGGGTGTTTATCTTCGTATATTTTCCGCACCTCTTCGGCTGCGGAAATAGCATACTGAGTTTTTTGTTTTTTATTCATCAGTCGAACAATCAGCCAATTAGCATAATCAAAGCGTCCCAGCAGCATCAACTTTTTAATAAACTTTTCGGCTGGCAGCCCGATTAGATTATGTTGTTTGGCAAATCTTATATCCCATCCACAATCGGTGTTTTCCTTAAGAAATTTCTCCGTTATTTTTTTCATGACCTTTAATCCGTTTTTAAGATTTTTTGTTTCTGTTTTCATAGTTTTTATTCCTCTTCTTCTGTAAAATATGTAAGTAGTTTATCTATTTGAGCATCCCGAGTATCCCGAGCATCCCGAGCAGCAGCCCGGGCAGCATCATAAGCAGCAGAAGCAGTAGCAGAAGCAGCCCGAGCAGCCCGAGCAGCATCAGAAGCAGCAGAAGCAGCAGAAGCAGTAGCATAAGCAGAATAAGCAGCCCAAGCAGCAGCAGAAGCAGTCCAAGCAGCAGAAGCAGCAGAAGCAGTAGAAGCAGCAGCAAAAGCAGCAGTCCAAGCAGCAGAAGCAGCAGAAGCAGCCCAAGCAGCAGTCCAAGCAGCAGCATGAGCAGCAGCTAATTCTTTATCAGTCGCTTTTCCGCTAGCATGTCTTTCTGCCACATTACACGCCTCAATGCTTAGCTTATCTGGATTGTCAACTAGTTGTAATGCTTCCCTTGCACACCACACGGCAAACAGTCGCATATCTTTATTTGTCATGTAATCATTACGACATAAAACCCAGAAAATGTCTTCTTTATTCTTAACTTTATCCCTATATTTTTTTATAAAGTCAAAAATTGTTGCCTTGTAATTTTGCGGGATTCCGATTTCCTTTGGATGATAGCAAGGTTTCATCGCTATCAAGTCTTTGTAAGTAATGTATTTTTTCATGACCTTTAATCCGTTTTTAAGATTTTTTGTTTCGTTTGTTTCAAATGTTTCAAATGAATTTTCAAACTCTCCGCATTCCGGACATTGGTATTCATGATTGAACACGATCAATTCTTCATGAACGCCAAACCATCCGCAAGTAGGGCAAGCTATGAAAATTTCTTCTTCATCGTTTAATTTTGCGGAACTCATTGCATGGGATTTAGAATGTTTCCGAGCGTTTCAAAAACAGACTCGTTAAAGTCCTTTTTGATTTCATCCTCAATCATCTCAAATGCATCATCCGAAAATTCGAGTATGAAAGGAAGTATATTAGTCCCATCGTAGAGAACCTCCTTAATTTCAGCCGATCCCCGGAAGCCGTTTTTGTATTCCGGTTTTTCGTAGTCGTACGTTACCGACAAAGTTATGTCGTCCCGTATTATGTCTATCGTGTTTTCCATTTTTATTTTAAGATAAAGACTTTAAATAATTCATAGCGACCCTCGAAATTTGGAGGTAATTTCCTTGCTGTCCTCCTTTAGGGGCATCATTTCCGATAGTATATTTATACCCTTTCCATTTCAATGTCATTATAATATAACAGCTCAAGTCACGTTTGTTTGCGTGACCGCATGAATACTTCCAGGAAACGGGATAGATTTTCAATCCATTGATCCGGCTATCTCTAATAGCAGTAAGAACCATTTCTTTGACTTTACCGGATTTCGTGTAAATAGTTTCTTTTTTCATGGCTACCAGTCTATTTCGTTATTAATTAGACTTTCCTTGATAAGATCAATTTCAGCTTCAATACAAAATAATTCTATTGAAATAAAATCTATCATCTCCTGATTTTGTTCCTCTTGCTTATCTCTCAATAAGGATTCTTTTAACTCTTTTTTCGAAAGTGCCTTTTCAAACTTCCAAATTAGAGCTTCTCTGCTGTCTTTAGATAATTTCATGGCTTTGGTTTTTTTATTCAAACGTAATGTTATTTTCAACAACCGAACAAGCAATGATCCATGCTTGTTTTGATGAACATCTTGCTACGTTATAGCCGTAAGGATTCATGGTATTGTCGATAGTTTCAGCGACTTTAGCAGCAAATCCGCCAGCAGCCTGAACGCCAACAAGAAGTCTGCCAACTCTTTCAAAATTAAGACTGAACATCGAGCTATTCTCCCTGCTTGTTTCGGCAATTCTTGCAATTTCGTTTGCAATTTCTGCTGCTCTTTTGTAGTCTTCTGTTCCTTTTGCGATCATGGCTGTGTGATTTTGTTGATGAAATAAAGATACAACAAAAATACACTAAAACTACATTAATACCCCTGACATTTATGCTTATTTCCATTGATATATATCAACGATGTGGTTAACCTGTTGATATGCAACAAAAAAGCCCCCTTTGCTGGAGGCTCTCTCGTGGCTAAAAATATATTTATACTAAAATTTTATGAATCTTTTAGCGAAAATCAGTAAAAAATATAATAATACTAACCCTCCTAAGATACGGCCGGTCCATACCCATAACGTCTGCCACCAATTTAGAATGTTCGTTATTTTCACGTAAACCTGGGCTGTTTTAATCGACCTGAAAACATCTTTTTCACGCCACCGGAAATAGACCTGTAACGAATCAACCTGGCATTTGACATAAGCCACGTTATTTATTACCTTAATTTTAGGTATTTTCGCTAGTTTTCCCGTTGTGTAGTGCAATATCTCCACAAGTCTAACCTTCTCCCCTTCACATTCGAGAAGTGCCGTTAGGGAGCTTGAATCGATATCAGTATAAATAATGGTGTCTCTGACTCGCTCGACAATAGAATCCATGATTACCGTATCGGCCCCGCTCGGTTTAATGAATTTCTGGCAATTCCGCTCATTTGCACAACCGGAAATCATAAAGCCAATCACGCAAAGACCGCAAGTGAAAATGACATACCAGAGAAAAAGTAAGACAAATTCCCAGTTATTTTTACGGCTCATGATTTTTTATCTTGCGATTTGTCAATGATTTTGCCGACTTGTTCACGGGTAATGGCTCCAAGACAAAATAAAATGATAACAACCAGTGCGGCCAGTACCAGCTCATCCGGCTTAATTCCTTTTATTACGATCACGCCCAGGAATGCAAGACAAGCATAGAGTGTTGCGGCCTTACGTGATGCTTTCCCGGAAGCGTCCTCAAAGAACCCCCCGAGCCATTCGAAAAATGATCTTTTCATATGACCTCTAATTTTATACCGCCGCCCCGTTTAGAGCTGGCAGCAAGTTCATTCATTAATCTTTCGTATGTTATTCTCGAATTATATAAAATTCCATTTGATAATTTTTCACCAACCAGAATGCAGCCGTGTGTATGTTCCGGGTTGTTCCCGCTATGAATCCTTATCCCGGTAAAATGCAAAACGGCTTTCACCTCCGGCATTATCTTTTTAAATTTTGGTGAAAATGTCAAGTCAACGTCATATTTTCCAAAAGGTATTGCCGTTTTGCCGTAAACCTTTTCTTCTCCGGGGTCATTCAGATCACCATCCCGGTTCAAATCCCTTGTTTTGTCCTCCAGCGTGTCGCAAAAATAGATGCCGTTAATGTAGAGCAAACCCTCCGTATAGGTATCTGTTTGATTAATTCGATTTAATGTTAACTTCATTTTTCAAGTTTGGTTAAACGGATCTCATGTTTTGTAAGATTTTCATTAACCCGGTAGATTGCTTTTTTATTGCTTTCACTTTTCGTATATAGCATATTTACATCGCTGATCCGAACGATCTATTAACTTTTTATTAGAAAGATAAAACAAACGAATTAAAAATGATACAGCGACCAGTAAAACACTTAGCAGGACTGAAATGAGAACTCCGTAAAATTGTTCCATAATTGTTAAAATAAAACTATGAAATATAAAACTATATATGTCACTGTTAATACCATTAAGATTATTTTAGCAATCCGTGACGACTTCACAGTCCACATCTTATCCCACCATGATCCGGTACCGGATGAAGTTGAGCCTATATACCAGAATGATAGTTTACGGAACCAATTACAAATGCCGTCGTAAAGCGTCCAGCTCAAGTTCAAAAATACAGACATCAACAGAATTGCTATCAGGTAATCCTGCCAGAAAAAGGGAACCCATAATACGACGGCTCCAAGTCGGAGTAACGTACTCCAACCATGCCAGGCCTTGCTCCATTTTTCCTTTTCCACCCCGGTCTCATCATTCCAACGCAAGATCATGCTCATGAAAATTGCCACGTAGATCAAAAATACTACTCCGAAAATTGCTGCAAAAAGTTTCATGTCTTATCTGTTTATGTCTATATTTGAACCTGTTGTGTCCCGTTTAACTTTCGAAGCCCTCATTTCCTTTTCAAACAGGTACGCTTTCCATTCATTCATTACCCGTTTTGGCATCTGATCTAAATCCTCCTTCATTTTCTCTAATTGATTTTCTATTTCATTATGTCGGATTTCATGTCTTACGAAATACCCGCTCATCGAAATTCCAAACAGCACCAAAAACCACCACTTTTTTAGCCATTCCAAGGTGTTCATTTCCGTCCTTTAAAAATCTCCATCAGTACGGTTTTCAGATCCCCGACCGTTTCGGCTGCTTCCCATTCTTTCATAGTCACATCTCCGATTTTTTCTCCGTCAATAATTCGCTTTTTCTTTGGATGCTCTGGCATGTTTCGGGGTGTAATCTGATACTTAGTCATTACTCCACCCAAAGTAGCACGTTCCGCCCAGCAACCGTCATTAATCCATTTTGTCCATTCATCCAACCCTTTATTATAAGCCGGGCAAAAAGTGCCGTACATATTTTTCAGCACTTCACACTTGAAAAACTCTTCTGTTTTCCCTGTGAGTTCCTGCACTGTTTCGCCTTCCGGGTTGCTGATCGGGAAGTTGAAATGTTGATTTTTGCCCTGTATCTCAACCGTGAAGTAAACCGAACCGTTCTGTAAAAAATCTATATTCATAATTTTATAAATTAATATTCAATTCCTGACACATACAATTTAACAATCGTAAAAGTATCACTTCGTTGTATGTCGAAAAAATCATTTATTAATTTAATAAATCCAGAGGCTTTATTTAGAATATTTGCAACTTGTGAATAAAATGATACTGGGTTGTCCCATGCGGCATTTAAACCAAGATACTTATCTGGATTAGCACATTTGCCTCGCATTGAAATAAAAATAGATTTTCCGCCACTTGCAATCCTACCAAGCGATTGCTCGACAATATTCACGTCACTTATATCTGCTGAAATCGTGACATTCGAATAATCATTAAAAGTAATTTGGTCATCCAACCACACCATCCCACTGAACGGCTGGTACGTTCCTATGCTATTCCCATAAGATAATTGAGGCTCTGTGATGAGGACTTGGCCAGTGGAATTGGACAGTATAACCACAAACTCTGCCGCTGTTGCCGCTGTTGACATTGTTGTTGTTACTGAAAGTAATTCCCATGTATCTCCTCCTGTATGGAAGGATGAGTAATAATCTGAGCCATCTGATATTCTAACTCTTACGTGAGAAGCGGTTGCGGTTTTTACCCAACAGGATAATGTAATTGTACGCCCTGCAAATTTCTTTATAAGTGGTAGTTGATCAAAACCACCATATTTGAATAAAAGATTAATTGCACCAGGAACTAATCTTAATCCTCTGACAGCACCAACTGGTAAACTATCAGGATCATCAACAGTATAAATATCTAAACCATTTGATTTTATCCACCCATCCGGAGCTTTATTGTTAGTCGATATGTAGGATTGAGATACTTCGGAAAGAGATACGTCGTCGAACATAATATCTGTACCCGCACCAGATGTAGCAACCTGAATCAATCTGATAGTAGCTGAATCATCTGTATTTTGAGCTACAAAATAATAAGTATGCTGAACCCATGAATCTGTTGCTTCTGCGCCACCATCTTCGCCATAATTCACAACCCCATCTGTAACGTATGCCTGGTATGTCGACTCAGTTCCTTGTTTAACATAAAACGTAAATCTATATAATACTCCTTTAACTATTCCAGATGAATTATTGAAGGCGAGCGGATTATTTGCACCATTTTCTGTAATAGTTAATCTATTGCCTGTCTGCCCTCCTGCATCGCTTGTTAATACGGCACTCTCAGCGGGTGTCCACTCCGTAGTGTTATCCTGATCATCATCTGGATCGGTGCAGGTTGATGTAGGGTGCAAAGCATCCTGATACCCGTCCGAATAGTCGCTTACTGTTGCCTGAGAATTAACCAGGAAGTCTGTGTTCGTCAAAAGGTTTGGTAAAGCCCAATCAACGGTGTCGGCTTTCAAGTCTACGATCTCAACTTCATCCGGAAGCCCAATAGTCGGGTTACCACTTACTCCATCTCCATTGGTAACTTCAACCTCCGATGCCGTCCCTGTAATTGTTCGCTCTGAATAAGTGGCCGCTCCGGTTCTGGCAACTAATCCTGTACTTGCTAATGCTTCTAATGCAGTTAGATCGGCTTGTGTAGTCCAGACCGGATCGGCGGCTCCGGCTGCTAACAAAAACTGCCCGGAAGTACCGGCCCCCAGCCATGAAGGTGCACCTGCACCGTTTCCCATTAAAAGAGTACCTTCAGCCCCGGCGCCTAACCATGCATAGGTATTATCAGCAGTTCCATATAACAGGCCGCCGTTGGTTTCAGTTAAACCCGCAATAGACTGCAAGGAAGCATGAGTTTTCAGAGTAGTACCATCCAAAGTTAATCCGGTTCCTATAGCAGTTCCGAAAACAGCTTCCAGACATCGAACGCCTAAAGCAGTCCAGACATTTGATCGGGTAGTGTCCAGGTCGTATCTTGTTGATATCTTGTAAGATGCCGTCGACGGGATCGTATCGTAAGCGTATAATATTTTTGAAGTATCTCCGACCAGCGTTGAAAATAAAGTCGTTTTCCACGAATCAGTCGTGAGGTCGTAGTAAAGCATCTCGCCTGTCGTGTCCTGCCCCGCAATACTAAGATCACCCGCAACAATCGTGGGCCTTATAATGTCTTGAGATGATGAGCTAATGACGATAAACGTCATTGCAAATATTATTAATACTTTTTTCATAATTATGGGCGTTTAAATGTTTTCCAGCAGTTAAATGCTGCAAGTCGATCCCCGGAAGTCATATTAATATACAATCGCATATAATTCGAGGGGAGAATAAAATCCTCAAATGCCTTATTTTGAGTCGTTTTCGTTATAGCTATGCTATCGAGGTTCGGGTAGTCCAGCCACTCGGTTCCATCGATTGAAACTTGAATTTTGATGTAAGGCACACCGGCCAGAGTTGCCCCTGTCCAATTGGCCCATATCTGCCATGTGTAATTATTTCTGAATTCCGAAGCAGATTGAACGTTGATAGCGGTGTCGCTGATAATTACCAGGTCTTCCGCTATCTGAGTCGATGAAACATTTGTTTGACTGAATCCAATTCCAGACACTATGACCAAAATTGAAACGAATAAAATCTTTTTCATATTCTCATATTTTTTGTAAAGATACACACTAATTGAACTTTTTATTTATTTGTTTTTTAACATTAAAGTTTTTTGAGGTTCACGTTACAGTTTTCGATTACAAAATCAGTGCCATCAGTAACTCCTTCGACAGAAATCGTAATACGATCATCGGCGGCAATCGTTACAAAACCGGAGGCAGACCCACAAGGAACGATGTTTCCATCTACAAAATATCGTTCAGCAACAATTTTCGTTTGCAGAGTTGTTCCTTTGTAAATCATAAACCGCATTACTTTTGTAGCGGCTGCCGATCCTGACAATGAGAATGATACCTGATACTCTCCGGCAGCGGAAGCTCCTGCAATCAAACACGATCCTTCGTCCCAGTCACCAGCCTCGTCAGCGACCCAAGTATCTGTAATTTGAAACTGGTTTACATTCAACGAATCAATCACAAACACCCCGTTGTAGTTGGTCGTTCCCCGAATTGATATTACTGAATTTTCCAGCAGCCCGTGAGCGGCGGAAGTAATTGTCAGGATTCCGCCACCTGCATTCGCCACTGCTGTAATAGTTCCGGTTGATCCGGCGTCAAACGTCCAGCCCGAAACGCTCCCGGTTGTAAATGAACGCATGAGATTGTCTGTCGCCGCCTCGTCAATAGTAACCGTTCTGGCTGCATCGTATTGATACATTTCGGCGTAAGAAGTTGTTGAGTATGATACCTCATGCTCTGTTCCCGCTCCGTCCTGAAAATACAATGCATTATCAGATTTTGTATATAGTGCCCCTGTATCTGTTTTGGCAGTTGGAGTAGTCGTTTCGCCAAATTGCAATGCAGAACCAGCCTGAATCGTTCCGGTAGTAACTATCCCGGTCGTGTTGTCTGTCCAGTAAAATGAAGCGAATTTCGATGTGTCTTGCCTTGTATTTCCGGTAACATCTAGTTTTTCAGCAGGCGTTTCAGTCCCGATCCCAACGGAATCGTTTATGTTTTCAAGGTATGTTACGCCGTCAAGATCAGAAGCAAACCCGGACGAATCCCACGCTTCCGCTTTCAGGTTGTTTAGCTTCGTGCGCACGGATGACATCACTTCACCGTTTGCAATCCATTGAGCATTCAGCGTCAAGGCGAACGCTGTTAATCCAAATAAAATCACTATCCTTTTCATTGTATCATTATTTTAAGGTGACTCGTCTTTTGAGAATATTTTTTCATCATCGACGACACGACCATCATCCCATGTGCCGTCATGGATTGTCGCACCGCCGCTTGTAAATGCTTCGCTATACGCATTGTCAACCCGTAATGTTTCCAATGACCAACCTGCCATCGGGAAATTCCCATCACGATTCACCTCTAATTTTGCTCCCTCGTTTCGCATATATTGAACATTGTCGATGAAAGTGTAATCCAACGAAAATGCAAGATTAATCCGTTCGGCAACCCAGTTAGGGATGCCTCGACCATCGCCAAACGTCCACTTGTATAGGTTGTAAGGTTGCGTCTGAAGCATGACGGGCCGGAAGTCTAAATCGTTATACATTGTATATTTCCCTCCGGGGGAAAATCCATCAGACTTCAATCCACCTTTTACCCGGAGATAAAACATTGGTAAATCAACGCCACCAAACTTGCAATCCAAAATCGATTGTGAATGTCGGTACATCATGAATATGGTATCTGTATGCGTGCCTATGTTGATCGGCTCGGAAAGGAATGAGGCAGAAGCATCGGCATAATTGATCGTGATCTTGACGTAATGAACTCCGGTCGTTACGGGAAAATAATCTTTAATATAAAATGATGTTAAATCTCCATATGCCCCGTTATCGACAACGGTATATGTATCAATTACCGTCAAGTCGTTGTCGATCAACGTAACTACGGTGTCGGCAGTAGTCATGTCAAATGCTGCAAGAAATTGAAGATAAAAAATATCTCCTGCGTTTACTAGTTGACAGTATTTGACATCCTGGTAATCCGACGATGGAATTTGATTTTGCCAAAAATCCCCAAGATTGACCTGGTGGAATCGCAATGGATTTAATTTTGGTATATATAATAGTCCCGTTACACTCATGATCGTATCAGATTTTCCAGATCATTTTCCTTTATTGATAATAATTTTATAGACTGACTTCCTTTCCCTGTTAGTTTAGTTTCAACCGAAAGAACGTAGCCGTAATATTGGTTTCCGAGATATTTGAATGCAACGATTCCACGAGGATTTGTCTCTAGTGAAGCTGAAAAATCATCAGTATAAACAGCTTCAAATGATATCTCTATCGGCTTGAACCATTGCATTACTTGTGATGCAGTTGTACCGATTGTCCATCCTTCATATTCCCCGACCCATGTTTCAATAGGAGATGATTGAGTTTCATTGTTCGATTGATCTTTTAATCCGGATGTAAATTCAAGTAATTTATCCGAAAGTCCAAACATACAGGAATCTATAAAACCCTGGTGTCTCCCTAAATTTCTACGTGGTGAAATTTCACAATTATAAGCATCATATTCCGTGTCCGGGTCATCAACTTTTCGCAACTTGTCATCGGCCATATCTCCTGCATGCCCATGATCCTCATCTGTTTCGGTGACGTTTTCGACATGAACGAAGAAAATATCATCATCCGACGAGTCGTTCTCCCAGGCCGTTCCATCGGAGTTGACAATAATTTGTCGGATACCACGCCCGTCACCCCTGTATTTTGGCAAAATATCATACTCGTCGCCAGTGGTTTCATTCTGAGCCTCAAATGTCGATTCGGTATTAAACTCAAACCAGCCGTAATTTTTATCGTCATAATCTTTGTCTGAATACCCGGCTTTAATTGATTTTAAATTATAATCTTTATAAACAGCCAGTTTTAGATTTGATACCGACCCAACGTCATATATTTGATTTGCATTATAATGATATACTCGATTTTCAAGAACAAATGTCTCTACGCCGTTTCGCACTTCGACCGAAAAACCGATACAAAACAGGGCATCGATGGACTTGAAAAAATCCTTGAACGATGTTTTGTAAATAGTCAACTCCATTGTAGGAGGACGACATGTCGCATTATATCTTATAGCTCTCCCGTTTGTGATCATTATTGCCTTTTTCCACGAATCGAGCAAAGAGGAATCAAATCCATATGTTCCATCGAATAACTGACCGCCAACCATTTTATCAATCAGTAACTTTGCGAAATTTTCCAGTGTCATGCATCTGAACCAATCATAATAATCGACATTATGATCCGGCGACCAAAAAATCTTATATACACCCGGCGGGTAATTGCCGATATAATCCGGTTCTTCAAAAGACCAGTTAGTAAATGAATATTCGACAGATTCTTTGTCTTTGATGAGTTTCACGAGTCCGGCATCGATAAGGTTGATCTCAACATTCGTATCTATATCTTTAAACGTTGAAAAGTCGAATACCCCATTATAGGCGTCGTAGTATTCCAGCGATTCGTGATCCAATGCCTCGACCGTCAGTTGTGCGTCGGATGAAAACCCATCTTCGTAAAATGTTCTTCTCAATGCCTCAGCCCCGTCTTTTACAAATTTCAGCGGAATGGTAAACGAACGAAACATTCCGTAATATTTTTTGTTACGCTCCCACTTGATCATTTGCTCATCCCATCCATCAGGCGCATAAATCAAGTATTGAGATTTAGCGCCCTGTTGATAGTAAAATCGAAGATCGGGAAGCAAGGACATTACATTCTTATTTTGTTGTTAATCCATTCCTCCTGTACCGAACCCGCATGTATTGCAGTTCTAATGCCATTTTTATCGATAGAGATGTGAGTTTCTTTTTTGTTCTTTGTAACATTTTCAATCTGCAAAAGTTGCATGTTAATTGCATCTAATTTCATCGCTAGTTCCATTGTAGCAACTCCATCCGAACCCGCATTTTTTGGAATTTCCCCAAATGTAGAAGCTCCGGTCATTGCTAACAAGTCCCTATGAGGTATAACGGATGATCCTTCGGGCAAGAATGCTAATGATGGTTTTGGAGGCGTAAGAAACATTTTACCGGATTGAGTTTCAATACCTTCGATTCCTTCTTCGCCAACAATACCTAATGTAGCTCTCCCGCCTTTACGTCCGTATTTATATTGCGGGATTGGCTGCGAGGCGATAGTTGCCACCGTTGCGATTCCGGTAGCAAGAATCAGTGCAGCAAGGACGATTCCTAAGATACCGCCCGGATCAGCAAACGCCTTTGTGACACCGATCAGCGTATTGATCGTACCTTCGATAATGCCTACGGCCTTATTGAATTTCGCCTGCTTTTGACGGATCTTCAGGTTTTCGGCTGCTCGCTCCTTTTCCTTTTGTGCAAACTTTGCTTCAATCTCATTCTTTTTATCTACGTTGTCACCAGCAGCATCAAGTTCCCGCTGCTTTTGGATCTCGTCGGCTTCGGCTTCCTGGTCAAGTAGTTCTAATTTTCGCTCATATTGAGCATTGACCAGGCTAATGACATAATATGCAAGCTCGA